CTACCAACATAAATTTTAATTCTTGGGATGATATTTTTTATGACGCTGTTATCGCTAATGCTATCTTAGATAGAGTTTTACATCATGCTCATGTTGTTACAATTAACGGAAAATCGTATAGACTGAAGGATCATTTTAAGCAAGAAGAAGATTAAAAAACTACATTCTTAAATGATCGAAAAGTTACATTTCTAGGTTGACATTTATAGCCATATACATAACATATTTTATATCATGCTCATGTTGCCAAATATCATTAGTGCCTTCCTGAACTCTGCATATGTTATCTTATACTAACCTTTTAGTCTCATGTGCATTAGTATCATACTTTTCTATAATTTTCTTTTCAATTTGGTTAACATTAGTTTCACCTTTTAGAAATTTTTCAACTTCGTCCTGTAGAACCATGCACATATCATTTTTATTTGTATAAATCCTATCTGACCAAAGCTTATCATCTACTTTAGTATTGATTATTTTTTTCAAAGCTCCATCACTAAGGTGAGTTAACTTAAAATCAGTTCCTAAACTATATACATAGTTATTTGTATTGAATTTTTCCTTACCAACACTAGTTAATATCTATTTAGTTAAATTAGCTTCAAATTCTAATTCACATTTTATATTAGTGACTATTAAATCACTTAGCTTTGAATACAATATTTTCTTTTCTGCTACATTTATTTTCAAAATATTATCAGCTATGTTATAAGATAATAATATCTTTGCTATTTTACTAAGCAAATCATCCCTATTTTTTATCTGACCTCTATAGGCTTCCTTTAGTTTTTCCTCACTCTGGTCATATAACTCTTTAGCAAACTCTAAAGTTTTATTATTAAAAAATTGTTGCTCAGGAGTAAGCTTTTTCTTATCCATCATTACCAACTGCCTTATCTAAACTTGTTTTAGTCCATGTTTCTCGCTGATCTTTTTTTACTTTTTCGCCTTCTGCACTTTTATTATGTATAAAACTAAATAAACCCCTACCAGTATCTTTAGAAACAATTCCTTCTGGAAGTTGGTTTAACATTTGTGCTGTTGTAAAATCATCTTGAGGAATATTAGGAGTATATAGAGCTTTAATGTCTTTATAATCATAGTTTTTGCTTTTCTTTAGATTTAAGTACATACATAAGAACTTCAATCTGCTTTTAATTATATTCTTATGTGCCTTTTCTTCCAGCTTACATTTATTTTCCAGTGCAATCAATCGTGACCTTAAAGCAATCCCACTTAAATTACTTTGCATTTTCTCATTGTGGTTTATATGACAAGCAATTTGATACATTGTATCAATATACCTATCTAAAGTATTTTGAATTAAAAGATACTTCATTAAATTAGTATCATGTAATTCATCCCAATGTGCAGTATAATACTCAATATCATTAATTATATCAGAATCGCCTTTTCTCGATTCATAGGTTATCGGATTACCAACAGTCTAACTTACTTCTTCTTTAATGAATTTCTTAATAAAATTAGCATTAATTTTCAAATTAGATCTTTCAGTTACAAATAAATATTTTCTCATTGCATCTGTATCACCATTATAATAGCGATACATTTTTTCATAAGTCTGTTTGTATGCATAATATGTACCATAAATCTTTTTAATTAAAGATAAATGATCTGGAATTCCCATATCAAGTATTACTTGTTTGGTAACTATTTGTTTTATTAATTCACTAAAATTCAATTCTATCACCTCCTATAGTCCAAATGCCTTCCTATCTAATATCTGAATTGTATTAACAACCTCAATTAAATCAATTTTTTGAATAAATTCTGACATTATGTCAGCAGCATCATCATGTACTGTAAACTTTTGACCTGCAAATTCCATTACTTGATCCGTAAATTCTTCATCTTCTTTAGCAAAAACAACTTCACCTTTATTTACATATGGAATTGCAGTTGAAATTTTATCATCCTTATTCTTTCTTTGTTGCTCATTAATAATTTCAATATTTCTATACTCTAAAACTGGATGCTCATTTATCAATTGTTCTAACATAAATGCATCTGCCCCATTGAAAGTATTTTTTTCAATAGATACATGGGTTGCTTCTGGATATTCCAATAATAGTTCAATCATATGACCAACATATTTATCAAACTCTTTTCTAGCATTTATCTTTGCTAACTCAGCTTTTCTAGCATACTTATTGCCGTTAGTAGCAGTGGAACCAACTAAGAAAGCACTATAGTCATTCTTTCTACCTCCACTAGCTGCTGGATCTGCAAAAATCATAGTTTTTATAAAATCATGAGTTTCAATTTCTTCTCTAGTTTCAGTATTCATTGACTTAAACCATTTTTCTCCTATAGAATCAACATCACCTTGAACTTCTTGTTTAAATGAGTTTGGATTTTCATAGTAATCCATTGCTAACTCTAAACAAGTCCAAAATTCACTCCACAATATAGGAAATTGCATATCTTCTTCATGTTCATAATAAAATTCTTTAGCATCTTCTAATCTTGTATTATTTTTAAATTCAAAAAGAACATCCTTAAATTCTTTCCATAAGCCAGTAGTAAATAAATGGTCAACACCATTAGTCTTCTTGCCTTCTTCGTCTATAAAATCATCAACTAGAACACCTTTTTCCTTTTTAAACGTCCATGTAGCAGATTTCATCAACCTAGAATAGAAGCACTCTTTATGTTGTTGAGTTCCCCAAGCCATAAGCACAGTACCTTTTTTAATTATCTTACCATTTCTTTTTACTGGCCTTTGCTTAGCAAACTTAACATCATCAGAATATCTTTTCCACTTCTTTTCCCTAGCTTCTTCAGTTCTAACGTCATCTTCTGATTGGTAATCATCTAAGATTATTAAATCTGGTCTAACATTCTTATATTTTCTACCTCTCATTGGTGAAGTTGAAGAAATAGCTTCAACAAAAGTATGGTTAGTAAATTCTAATTGAGTAGAATTACAAATAAAATCTCTACTTTTATCATCAAGTAGCTTACCAAATGCACTTTCAATATACTCATTTTCAATCATATTATCTTTAATGTCTTTGATAAACTTTTCTGCAGTACTTCCTATATCTGAACAAATAAGTACATATGTCTTATGCTTATAAGCAACACTCCAGCAAGTAGGCCCTAAAGTACCAAAAGCACTTTTTCCAGTACCTCTAGGAAGAACTCTACCTAATTGTTCTGGCCCATTACCTATAATTGATTCTTGAATATCATGCCATAATTCTTCATGAACTTCAGCAATTGGAGCAGCTGCATTGTCTTCTTTGGGTAAATAAATATCCTGCATAAAATACATACAAAAAAACTCCAAGGATATTTGACCAAGTTGCCATGCTAATCCATGTAACCCAAACAAATTCTTAGAGTTTTCAAGTATTCTCTTTTCAGTTAATTCCTCAGCTTTATCCTCCGGAATGAATATATCTGTATAGGATTTTTTCAAGTAGTGATAAAGCAACCATTTATTTCTTGCTTCATCACTAGGGAAATTCAAATGGTATTAACATGCTATCATCCTTTCTAATTAATTTTTAAATTTATACATAATAAAAGAACCCTACTTCTAGAGTTCTTTTATTTAATTATTTTTAATAAACAAAATAGTCAACTTTTACAGTAGTACTTCTAACGCTTTCATCATACTCTATTTTAAAACGCCATGTTCCAGTATGACTCCAGTTATAAATTTGAGTTTCTCCGTTCTTAGAATAACGAGCTGGCTCAGCTCCTGAATCATTCCATGAATTATTACTTGAATCATAATACTGTAATGTAACCTTCATTCTATTACCACTATAAAACGGTGATGCATTTACATTAATTGATATTCCTTGCCCATTCATACTAAATTGGTTAGTATAAATAGTACTTGCACTACCAAATGATTGAGTAAATGATTTCCATGTACCTGCATAGCATACTGATGGGGTTTGTACAAAAATGCAAGTAAATAATACTAATGATAATAATGGTAAGATAACTTTCTTTTTAGCTATTTTCATATTCCCACCTCCTTCATAGTTATTATTCTATACAATTATGTAAATTCCTTCTATAATTTCAAATAATATAATAAAAATTATCTAAAAACTTCTCTTATTTTCTAACAATTAAAATATTTCTTCAATCGGATTTTGACATTTTATTAATATTCCAATCATTAATAAAATTAAGTTTCTACTAGTTTTAATCATACTATTATTTAACATTTACACACTATATCCAATATACTAAAAGTAAATGAGGTGTTTATAATGTCAAATAACGAAAGTGAAATATTTTATATTATTGGCTCTATAATGACTATACTAGCAAATGTTCCAGAGATTACAGGACACATAAAAATTAAATTACAACTTAATGAATTTATAAAACACCATAAAATATTGTAATTTAGATATACTAAAAGCACTTACCACAAGAAATAAGTGCTTTCTGTTTTATTTCAAATTTTGATTATATTCTTTAGCGTATCTATAGTAAGTAGGCTTAGTTATACCATAGCAGCTATCCCGACTTTTAAAAAATATTATAGAAATTGTGGAACTGGGTGACGCGATTTTTTAGATGTTCATTTTTAGAACCTATCCCCGCCCTTGTATAAGCCTAATTATATGCTATAATAGAGCCATAAGAAAGCCTCAATACTCGGGAAATAATACGCTACTAAATATACATAAAGCCATGTATATTTAGTATATTATTCACTGTTTATGCAACTTTTTTATACATTTCGTTTATTTCAAATGTGCAATTCTATGCAAAACCCTTCTAACACAAGTAATACAGTCATTATTTAGCATTTCATTATCTTTTAATAATTTCGCTAAATCAGCCGTTTGCGAAATAACTTTGCATCAATTCTATTTCTTTTAATATTCATTTTGGGAAATAATCTACTTAACAACCCTAATATTCTTTATCTCATCTATCTCATTCTTTAGTGCATTCTGATCTGTTCCTTCCTTTTCTTTAGAAGTATTATTACTATCCTCTTTAACAGCACTAGGAGAACCAAGACATTGATCTATAAGATACTTATTAGCTTGGAATCTCACTCTGTTATCAGTCTTTTGATTAGCCATTTCTTTCATATTATTAATATAAGTACATATATCATCAGTAATTTCATTTCTACCTGTCTTTTTTAACTGTTCTCTCCGTCGGTCAAGCTCAGCCCTAAACTCTTCATCATTCTCCCATCTGTTCAGGGTTCTTGTACTAATGCCAACTCTTTCAGCAATCTCTGCTTTTGACATAGTTTTAGGGCTTAATAGTTTAATCGCATTCATATGTTTTTCATCTAACATTAATAAATCACCTCCCTGTCTTGTTGTCTTGTTTTATTGTATCTATTGTCCTTCTAAATATAATTTTCTGCATAAAAAGAGAGCTACTATAAAAGTAACTCTAAATCCTATTTCAAATATTTATAAATTAAACCTTTCATTATTTCTCTGGTGCTCTATAACCAGCATTTTCTGCTTCTTCAACAGTTTTAAACCATTGTGCAACATTAGTAGTTTTATCATAGTATTTGCTATTTGGAACATGATATATATTATTTTTACTTCCTTTTATTAGACCTTGTCCATTTGAATCTACATATTGCTTACTTGTACTTGAACTACTATTAGAATTATATGATGTTGAGTTTTGAGTAGCAACATTATTTATCCATGCTCCATTACTATTTAAATAGTAACCTTCAATTGTAGTATCATGTGCCATATACCCATCAGCATTAAAGTAATACCATTTACCATCTATCTGTCTCCAACCAACTGACCACGAACTTCCCTCTGTGTTCCACCAACCATTAGAGTCTTGCCTCCATTCTGCATGTGCAACTATTGGATTAATTGCTAGTAATGACATAAATGTAACTAAGCTAGCTACAATTTTTTTAAATTTTTTCATTTTTCTACATCCCCTTATAGATAATATTCTTTTCATTATTATACTATTTATAAGATTTATTTACAATTATTTTCAAAAGTCAATATTATTTTTACTAAAATGAAACAACAAAAAGAACAGTAATAAAATTATCAAGACCTAATTTGAAAAAATATTAATATTAGGTCTTTTATACAAACTATATATGTATAATATGTGACAAAATATAAAGACCAACAATTGTTGGTCTAATTTTATAATATTAGATTATATTTGTTTATATATATCAGCATAACTAATCTTTAATTGCTCTTTAAGTTCTTTATTTTCTTCTTCTAATTTTTTGATTTTTCTTTTCAAGCTGGCAATTATGGCATCTTTATTATTTTCATCCATTTCTCTTTTAACTTGAGATGGAGTAGGAACTTTAGATTGTTGTAATCTTAATGTTTCAATTCTTTCTTTAATATCTTTATTATTATATAGTGTTGCTTTAGTTACACCACCTTCATTAGCAACACTATTAAAATTAATAGGCTTTTGTGCTTTAATAAGTCTCTGAATTGCTTCATCTACCTTTTGTTGAGTCTTAACTTTACGTTCTTCATGAAGTTGTTTCAGTTGTTCTTTACGGTCATATTTATTCATTATGTTCACCGGTTTTCTTTAACCTATCTAATCTACTATAAATTATATTTCCTTTTATTATTTTAGAGTGAATAACCTCATATAAATTAAGTAGTTCCTCATTTTCTTTAGCCATTTCTGTTCTATTGTAAACTTTAGCACTTTCTATCATAGATTTTGTTGAATTTATTAGTATTTCATATTTTTGAATATCTCCTTCAAATGCTCCAACACATAAGTCTCTGCAAGGATTACCACTATTACAAGTCAAACAAGGTGGCTGTTTAGCAAAAGTACACTTACCATTTGTTCTTTGCAAACAAGTTCCATAAGGAGTATCAATAGCATTTAACTTATGATTAGTCCAAAGCATATCAAGAATATCTGAAGGTATTTCTCCATTGTTTTCTTCTCTTAATTTAGCACTTTCATCAAAACTAAATACACCTTGTTTTATTGCATTATCAAAAATTTTTCTTTTAGGGTGTGTCTGAAAACAATATTGCCTTATGCTATTTTGATAAAATAAAAATGGACGCAACATAAACAAAAGCAAGAAATGAAGACGCAAGCTTGTCATAGCGAGTTGAAACTCTGCGAAAATGCTTGATTTCATTAAAGAAGCATTCTACTAAATGGCGTTCTTTATATACCCACCAGTCACAATGCCATGGATTCTGCGCATTTGTTTTAGGTGGAATTGTATAGGAAGCTTCTTGTGAAGCAATATATTTCTTAATTTCCTTTGTACCATATGCTTTATCACCTAAAATATTACTGCCTTTTATATAAATATTTGAAAGAACATCCACAGCAAGTGTGCTATCATGTAAATTACCAGAAGATAATTGAAAATAAACTGGATTGCCAAGACCATCAACAACTGTGTGGATTTTTGTTGTATGTCCGCCACGACTT